AATGGATTGTATTCGGTGTACACTACATTATCGGGTGAAAGCTGTTTGGAAGCTTGAGGCCATCTATCAACAAATTTTTCCCTATCGACCCGAATCCCAAATCGTTCAATATCTGAAAGGGTAGGAAGGAATATATCATTGTACCAATTATAAGTTTTAGTTTTTTGTCTATAAGTTTTTCTTAATTCAGGTTCTATTGCTTCCGCAAGTTTAAGAATGGGAATAGATTGAATGATGTCCTCTTTGTAACCCTTATGAATAAAGGGAGCTACTAAGTGTTGTAGTGGTTGAGAGTAGTCTATTGTTTCACCATGCTTTAAGAAGTAAGCGGTGTCAACATCATTCAACCCATCCCTAATTGTAACAAAAGATTGTAGTAGCTTTTTCTTTTGAAATACCCACTTTTCTCCGGCAGTATTCAACACACTAGCTATTTGCTCATTAGAGAGTGATATAGCGTCTGTATGTTGTTGTGGTACAATATACTTGTCCGTTAGGGTTCTAATGAATATAAACGAAATAGGAGTGTTTTGTGGGTGCTTATCATTATCCACCCACAAAGGATACCAAATGGAAACTTCGGTTTCCAGCTTTTCCTTTAATTCGTTCAATTCATCAATAGACTCGATAATTCTCATATACACAAATATACGAAAATTAGTTCAATTGGCAAAATTATTTTTGAAATATATCGGATATATCAACTACCCATAGCTTTGGGTTATATCCAAACTTTACTAAACCAGAGAGTCTAGTATTACCAGCTACCAAATCATAATCCGTATTTGAAAACTTAACTACGATTGGATATTCTACCAAACCATCGTTAATATATTGAAGAACGAACTTTTTCTTTTTTGGATTAAGTTCATCAAAGTTTAAGTCTACATTTCCTAATATATTTTTAATATCAGAAAATTTAACTATATATCCACTCTTACCCCTTTTAATCCATTCCATTCTACCCATATCAACAAATTCAGGGTAGCGTTCAGCTTCTTCCCATTCGGAATCAAAATTAGGTTTAATGTATCTAATTTCTTTTTGTTCTGGTAAAAGTGATTTTAATTTCATACTAATAAATATAAAAAATCCCAAGCTTAATAGTTTGGGATTTTATGGTGGAGATGACCGGATTCGAACCGGTGTCTTACGAAGTAAACATAATACCAGCTTGTCACACGTTTAGGATAAGGTTTAATCTTATTCACCTTCCAAAATAATTGGGGCCGTTTGGTTAGAACAGCGCTACCACCAACCGATTTATAGTTTCGGTAAACTTAGGTTTCACTTCTTTTTAATTTCCACGAGTGATGCGGAAGGGATTATGCTGCTACAGCGTAATCAGCGCCTACGAATGCCATAAGGTCATCGAAGGTCCAAGTAGATAATTCTACGTTGTCATTTATTGTTTGATTCCGTTATTAAAGTGGTTTGAGAACCATCCCACTACGTGTGATACTACGCCTCGCATCGCAATCAATTCCAAGGCATCCCCATATCAATAAATACAAATATACGAAAAATAAATTAAATTCCCAAATTATTTTTGGAAAATTGTAAAAGATTAGGAAGGTATAAAGTTATAGCTGGTATTGTTTTGCTTGCATATATCAATACCTTTTTATTAACAGTTTTTATTTCATCATCAGTACCACTTATTTTCCAATTTAATCTTACAGTTTTGAAAAATACGTTTGCTAACAATGTATTAAAAGTATTAGGACTTATTTCGTAAATTATAGAATTTTTATCGTTTGCTTTCTGTACAAAATAACGTTGAATATATCCCAATGTATAATCATCTTCTGTTATTGTAGGTACAAATGGTTTTATTGTTCTAACAGAATAATTTTTTGGAAGTGTTTTTTTTAATGTTTTATATCGTTTTTTGCTATCCATTTTAATTTTATGCTTTTCCTTGTCTAAACCCACCTTCTACTTCTGTTTTCCACAACATACCACTTAATACATGCTTTACTGCTGTTACTTGGAAAAATCCTTTATCACTATATTGTTGTGGCAACCCGCTTACCTTAAATTTATCACCTCTTTTTATACCACTTACACCATGTACTGTAAAGGAAAATTTTATTGGTAAAAGAATTGATACTTCTTCGGCTGCTACTTTGGTTTCAGAACCAATCTTTAATGTTTCGAATACGTGCTGGTCATCATATGCACACATATAATTTACCCCATAAACATCATCACTCCATTTAGCAGAACTTTCAACAATATCAACATGAGGTGCCAAACATACTTTTTCTAAAAATTGAGCAAACTTTTTTTCTACTTCTTTTTTATACTCATCACTTGTATCTTGCGAAGTATCAACTTCATTTTTTTGACCATAATCAGGTTTTCTTCGGTTTCCTTCATTTGTTTCATCTATAATTTTTACTAAAATTTTGTCTTGCTTACCAGAAGAAAATAATCTACCAGTAGCCGGTGGGCTTGAATTATTAATAGATTTTTTATTTCGTTCTCCAATGATTTGATTCATCATTGCCCCACCAATATTCATATCAAAAGATGATTCTAAAAAAACAGAATTTGGTCCTGATAATTCAAATACAGCTGTACTTTCTGTTTTTGTTTTTGGTGAAAGATTCATGTCAACAACCATTAATTCTAAAATTCCAGTTTTTGGATTTCCTGATTCTATAATTTGAAAATCCCACATTCCACCCGCTGCTGTGGAAATTCCATTTAGTATTTGATATAATGCATCTTTAATTAAAAAGTTTTTTGTTTCCAAAATACCTTTTACAAAATCAAAATTTACATATAAATCATCCAACCAACCCCATTTTCCTTCATCAACAGTTATATCCTCAGTTGTATCATCTTTGTAATAAATTTCTATTTCTTTTCCTAATGTATTTTTTGCTTTATTAGAACTTATATTACCTTTTGCTGGAAATTGTACAGATCTATCTCCAAATTTTACAGTATTATCAATTACAAGACCGTCATCCGTTGGATTTTTTCCTGTATTCTCAACTATTTCATAAAAATCAGGCGCTGGGGTTTGGGGGTTTGGTATAAACAATTTTTTTCTATCTGTACTAAAAATATGTTTGAATGCACCACAAATACATCTTTCTGTATTAATCTTAAATGTAACATAAGAACTTCCTATTTGAAATGCTTTGGATGGAATTCTATTCATTATTGCCATCAAAGTACCAAATCTTATAAACCTTTCATCCGGTATTAGTTTGACTGCTTCATCTACATTTATTGAAGCCTTTTCACCTGTTTCAGGGTCAGCAACTTGTATATCATCATCGTTTCCAAAAATATTTCCCCAAAAACCACCATCTTTATTATCATTAATAGCATCTATTACTTTTTTATCAAAATTTATGAAATTTACTGGATTATTTACATATTTATCTTTTTCTAAATCTTTTACTAATTGTGTTCTTCTATTTGATGGTAGTGAATTAAAACAAAATTTCCATCTTACCGTTTTAGGGTCATCATCTGTAAACCATTCATTAACTGCATAATCTAGATTTGGTGGTGGAGTTTCGGTTGTAGATTTATTCTTTCCATTATTATCAGCAGCCATCAAATACGCTGGTAATTCTGTAAATCCACACAATTTAACGTTTACATCCCAATATGTTTCACTTACAGCAACATTACCACCTACAACAAATCCCAAATAAACATCAGCCAGTCCATTTCTTTTAGCTCTATATGAATTTACTTCTGAAATTGATTGATATTTTGAAATTGATGCTGCGCTTGATACTTTATTTCCCGATACCCCACTTGTAGTATTCCATCCCCATTCTAAAAAAACACAAAAGCCAGGCTCCATATAATAACTTAATATCGCATCTAATTGTTGAACCGAAAAACATCTTATTGTAAATTTTGCTTTTCGGGATAATTCACCAGCTCCCTCATCAACTTCTAAACTTGTTACAATAGGCGATGGTCTACCTGGACTTCCTTTTGGTGAACATTCTATGGTAGTGCCTTCCCAAGTAACTCCAATAACTCCACTATTTTGTGAACTCCCATATATTGTTTTTGCATTATTATCACCAGCTGCTGAAAATAAAGCGATATTTGGATTTGAATATAATATACAACCATCTCCTATCCCAGAAACAACTTTAACCCAACAATTTAATTTGGAAACTTCAAATGTATTACCAGCTCTATTTTTTATTGTAGAGATGGCATATCCACTTATATTTGAAAATGCTGGGAAACTACTCATAACTTATATTTCGTTTTGGTCTGTTAATTTTCTTACTATCTCTATATAATTAGATGGAATTCTTAATATTGTTCCTTCTTCAAAACCAAAAATAGCATTATGTATATTATTTGCAGATGCTATAATCCACCACAAATTTGAATCATTATAAAATTGATATGCTAATGTATCTAATCTATCTCCGATTTCCGTAGCTACATATAAATCATCATCTCTTAATGGAATATCAGGATATATTCTAGAAACATATGCTGTTTTACCATCTCGAGTTTTTTTTGTTCTTGCCGAAGAATCATATCTACTTAAATCTGCCATAGTTATTTATTTATTTTGGTAACGATGTTGTATTTACTTTTTTACCATTATTATTTCTTTGTCTAGTTAAACCACTCTTTGCATCTTTATTATTTTGAGATGATTTTTGTTTTGATTTTATTTTATTTTTCTTTTCATCAGCCGGATTATTGTATTTGTTTTTACCCGGAACAAAACTATAAAGAGAAGCAGTATTAGCCGGTCCTTGTACAAATTTAATCCCTAATTGTATATCTACTATTTGTGGGGCTTGATAACCAGGTGAGAATCCACCAATTTCCCAAGGAAATGTATCATCAACCGAATATGTTAAATTTTCTATGAAACATTCTTTATTTTGATATATGCTTCCACCAATATCAGGATTACCCATACTAAAATATAATAAAGGTGGGGTAACTGAACTACCCGCACTTCGATTTATTTTAGGATAAACCATTTTTGCTAATTCTTCCAATTTATCCCACATAGAATCATGTTCAACTGGGTTTGTTGAGTAAACTCTTAAATTAAATGATACACTCCTTTCAATATTTGTATATGTATAATTATTATAAGGAGAACCTATAAATTTATTAGTATCCCAACTTGGTGTAAATGTTTCTTGAAATCCTGTAATTGTGCCTCTAAATCCAACTACTCCACCTGCAAAGTGTATAAACTTAACGTACATGAAATCATAGTTTGCTAAATCTTTATTTTTAGCATCCTTTTCTTCTTCAGGTTTTTTCTTTGCTAAAAAGTCTCCTTTACCAGTTTCAATTCCTAATTTAGAAGAAAAACTTTTATTTGCATTAGGGTCTTCATTTCCATAAACTTTTTCTTTTTTAGTTGGAATTCCACTATTTCCAACACCTGTTTTATTTAATTGTTGTGCACCCTTTGTTTGAGCAAATCTTTCAGTTTGATTTTTTTGAAGTTCTTTTGAAAGTTCACCAGTCTGTCCAACTAATTCTGTATATTTTTTTATTTGTTGATTAATAGGAATACCTTTGTTTCTAATACCTATTGCATTTTTAGGGTCAGGTTTAGAAACTCCTGCTGCTTCTTGTGTAGCAACTAAAATTGATGATAAATCATTTCTTGTTTTTACATCAGTAGATGATTCATCTATCACATTTGAATATGCTGTTGATGGTACATTTGGGTCATTTTTAAGTAATGGGTCTATATCAGCTTTAGGAGCATTTGCTTGCTCTTTTTGTGCTAATTTTACCTGTCCCAATTTTCTAGCATCTAATAAATTAGCAGGGTTTGGTTTTTTTAACGTTGGAATTTTTGATGGTACACCATTTTTTGGTAAACCAGAAGAAGATTTTAATTTTTCAAATAAATCTCCTGCTGTTTTTGGAAATATCTCTTTAAGTACACTATTAGCCTGCTTCTTAAAGTTGTTTTTACTATTAATAGTAGTGGATGTTTTTGAACCCGCAGGTAAGTTTTCATTTTCTGAAGTTGTGCCTGTTAATTTAATTAATTTTGAAGATAAATCATTTCTTAATACCGGGTCATCAGCTGTTTCATCAATTGTATTTGAATATGATGTTTGTGGTAAATCAGGATCGTATTTTAATACCGGATTATCTTTTGCGTTTTTAATTTTCAAACCAACTTCTTGTTGACCTGATTTTCTTGCTTTTGCTAAATCAACAGGATCTGGTTTTGGTACATTTACTTTTCCAGATGGTGTTAAACCTGGTTTTGGATTTATTTCTTCTTTGGATTTACCTAATTGATTTTTACCAGTATGAATATTTGCAGTTTGTGCAAATAGTTCAGGATATACTTCTTTATATGCTATATATTGAGAAGATAAATCATTTCTAGAACCAAGATCTTCATTTGTAAAATCAATTGTTGATGAATATGGTGCTAAACTATCATATTGAACTTCTAAATCAGATTTTTTTGCAAAGTTTTGCTGTCCATCTTTTCTAGCACCAAATAATTTTTTACGAACTTCTTTTTTTGCCGCACCTATCAATCCACCTAAAATTTGATTACCTATTTGTTTTGGTGTACCTTTTGCATTTTTAGCAAGAAACTTTCCAACAATAGTACCTTTAGCATCTTCTCTAATTTGTGCTAAAGTTGTCATTGTATCTGGTTCTTTACCTGCCTTAAATTTATCATTAAGAGAAATTCTTGTTGGTATTAAAATTGTTGGTGGTACTACACCTAATTTAGCTCCTAATTTAGATACACTGGATTTTGCTTTATTAATTAAATTTCCTAAGATTCCAGAATCTCCAGCAGTTCCAGTTGCGCTTTTCATATCATCTACTGCATTAGTAGATTGTCTAGTTACTCTTATAAGTTCAGTTGCATATAATAATGGTGATGATAATGTTCTTATTATTCTTAATCCTGTTGTTTCTTCTTCAAATCTAGTTTCTCTTGTTCTTTGCGATAACCCTTGTCTAATTTTAGTAGCTAGTTTGAATGGTAAATTTAATTCCGAAGCATATGGAATTATAGGAGTATCTTTACTATTTTTAATATCGTATTCCTCTGCGGCAGTTTTACCACTTGCCAACTTTTTATTCTTAAATAATTCTAATAATGTACGTCCCATTAGCTATGTCTAAATGAATTACTTGTTTGTTTATCTACTACTGAAGATACTTTTGATGTAACCTTTGTACCATCCATAATAACTGCAATCTTTCCGGCTTGCATGTCTGCTCTCAATCCTTTTAATTCAGATATTAGTTCATCCATCTTTGCTCTATCTGCTTCTTTTTGCTCAGCACCTGCTCCGCCTTCACCTATACCTAATATTTCAGTTAATCTTAAAGTTATTTCTCTTATTGCACCCAAAGCAACTATTCCAGGTAATGCCATTATACCTGCTGTTCCTAAAAATATTAAAGATGATGATAATCCAAATAAAGCAAGTGATAACAATGCAATAGGTCCAATCATTTCTGCTAATCCAGATAATACACTCATAATTTGTGTTATACTTGTTGCCACCGGTTCTAACACTCCACCAAGTTGTCCCATCCCATTAGCTAATATAGAAATTCCTGTTCCTAAAATTATCAACGCAATACCCAATCCAATAAGAGCTGCTATACCTGCACCAAATACTAATGCACCAACTCCAGTAAACATAATTGCACCTAAAGCAAAAACAGCTGCTGCAAATATTACCAATCCTGCTGCCGCTGCTATTACAGCATCCATACTCAATCCTGCTAATAAACTCATAGCATATGTGAATGGAATTAAAGCAACTCCTAATATTGCTAATGCTACTGAACCTACAATTATATCTGCGGCAAATTTACCTATTACATATGCAATTCCAGCAAATGCTGCTAAAGCAATTCCACCAAATAAAACTGCTGTCCAATCTACTCCTGCAAATTGTTGAAATCCTAAAGCACTTAAAGCAATTACACCAGCCAATAATCCTAATACCAAAACTCCTTTAAGTGCGTTATCACCAAATGATTTTAATCCTTTTCCTAATGCTACTAATGCTGTACCCGTTGGGATTCCTAATAATGCAATTGCTGCCATACCAATTGCACCAGCGGTCATAATTGCAAATGCTAAAGCTGAAACAGTCAATGCTAGTGCACCAACAAATACTTTACCATCTGCCATTTTTTTCAAACCTTTTGCTAAATCTTCTAATCCTTTACCAACTGAACTTACATTCATTTTTGATAATACAAACAATGTTGGTAAACCAGGTAACATTCCTAAAAATCCCAAACCAGTTGGAATTAAATTTAATGCACCAAATAAAACTTTACCATCACCCATTGCCTTTAATCCTTTAGCAAGGTCTTTTAATTTATCACCTATACCTTTTCCCTTTCCTACTTTATCGGCTGTATCACCTACTTTATCTGCTCCACCAGTTACATCTGGTTTTGTTCCAAATTCTAATTTTTTACCAAACATACCCGCAACTTTAGTTGCCGCAGCTTTAAGCATATTTTTTACAAAACCAGCAGATGAACTAACTATACCTTTCATATCAATTCCCAATGCTGAAAGACCTGTGCCTAACTGTCCTGCTGCTATAACCATAGAACCCATTCCCTTCAATGCAGTTCCTAAACCAGTTGTTGCAAATGCAGTAAAAGATTCTTGTATTTTTTCAAAAGTTGTTAATTGTAAAGTACCATCATCATTTAATTTATCTTGGTTCTTTACCATTTTATCCATTTCTTCAACAGACAATCCTAATGTTTTTGCAGCTTGGCGTTTTTGGAATATATTCATCTTTTCCCACTCAGCAACACCACCCATTTGGTTAAGTACATCTTTTACTGCTGCTCCTATTTCTCCTTCAAATGCCAATCTTCTTGCATTATTAAGATTAATATTTTTACCAAGCATTGCACCTAATTCTAATTCATTATTAATTGATTCTTCAAAATCTAATAATGAATCAGTAACTTTTGTTAATGAATCCATATTAACGCCAAGTCTAGCTGCTGCTACTGCTGCTTCTGCAATATTTTTTCCGCCATCTTTACCATATTCTGCAAATGCTTTGGCTGATTTAGCAACATCTTTCATTACAGCCGATGGCATTACTCCTTTTTGTTTTGCTAATGCCTTTGTACTAGCTGCCATATCAGCTGCTATTGATGCCGAATTTCCATTTAATCTCGCAAAGTTACCGGTTAATGATGCTGCTTCATCACCGGTAATACCCATATTCATAGCCATTAAGTTGGTATTAAGTTGTGTACCAAATGATACATCTTTCATACCACCAAATTCTCTATTTAATCCTTCAGCTGTTTGTTGCGCATCTTTGAATACTAAGCCTAATGCTGTTGTGGATAAGGTTACGCCACCCATATACCCACCCATAGCTTTTATCGTTTCTCCTAATTTATCCGCAGCGTATCCAGCTCCTATTAAAGCGCTACCAACAAATCCTCTCCAACCGCTAAATAATATTTTTGCAGTACCAATTACCCCTCTTATACTTTTTTCAATCTTTTTATAAGCATCAATTTGTCCTTGAATAATTTCTTTTTGTTCTCTACTTATCGTTGCATATTGACCCGCTATATCTAAATTTTTTCCTTGTCTTTCTAAAATTTTATCAAATTGTAAAGCTTGAGCTTCTGTCAAACTCCCTATTGATTTTGCTTGTAATACCTGTTGTTGTATTGCATCTACTTGTTGTGCATATTCTGCTCTTATTGATTTTTGAGCTTCTACATCTTCAGGTCCTAATTCTGCTAATTTTTGTTGTAATGCTGTTAATTTATGCGTTTCACCTAAAAGGCCTTCAACCATTTCATATTTTTCAGATGTAGCATTTTCTTCTCTTAATGATGCTGCTAAATTTCCTGATGCTAGTTTAACACTTTTTGCCTGACTATCAGTTAATCTTTTATAAACATTACTTATTGATTCTAATCCTGATAATTCTTTTCCAGTTTGTGATAATATTCCTTTTTGTCTATCAGCATAAGTTCTTGCAGCCTCTAATCTTCTTTTTTGAACTTTTTCTAATTTTGTTTCAAGATTTTCAATTTTTCTTAACTTATCTAACTCACTGGCACTAATATCGTCAAGCTGATTTGCTTGTTTAATAGCTTCCCTCATCAACCTTATCCTTTCGGATAATGGTTTTGTAGTATCATCGTTAAAATCAATTCTATCTGCCACTAAAAATTAGTTTTTATAAATCTTTAATTAGTTTTCTAAATTTATCAGCATCCTTTTCCATCTTTTTCATAAATTCAATATGTTCAGGTGGAAGTTTAGCTTGTTCAGCTTTTTTAATAATTTGGTTTGCAGCTCCTTTTGATAATCCATCGAAAAATCTAGCTACAAACTTATCAGCCGCATCGAAGATTCCTTCTTTAATTTGTTTTTTATCTTTTGACATAGTTTCGCCTGTTTATATGTTATAAATATTGGCAAATAAAAAAGTGAGGATTATCTCCTCACTTTCGGCATGCTTGGCATTTTCATTTTAGATTGTGCTTTTTTATTTTCTTCAGCTTCTTTCTTTTTAAGGTCAGCCAATTTATTATAATAAAAGTTTCTAAGATATCTTGGCATATGATACACTTCCCACCAAGTAAACCCATTACCAAATTGAAGTAATTCCCAAATTTGGGTATGTAATTGAATCTTATAATCAGTTGGTAGGGTAAAAAAAGTTAATCCCGAAGGGAATATCCAGCGCCTCCGATTCGCCAGTTATTTCGGATACAAATACAAATCTCATATCCATATCAGGAGATATTTCTTTTACAAAATTTCTAAATGCTTTTGTATCTCTTGCTAAAAATTGATTTTGAACCCATCTATTAATAAATCCTCTATCAGAATTTCCATCAACAGATGTAATCATATATCTAAATCTAGTTGTTACATCTGAAGCCAAAGATGTTGCTTTATTTAATCTTTCTAAAGCTTGAACTTCTTTGTTTATTTCAATTTCATCTTTGTGATTTAATAATCTAAATTCAATTTCTTTTCCATTTGATGGTAAAGAAAATTTATATCTATTTTGACGATTTAATTTTGAATAATCAATATCTTTTGTTTGTATTTTTGATAAATCAATTGTTGTTTTTTGTCTTTCACCTGTAAATGGGTCACTAATTTCAACATCATAATCGGCACCATATCCTAAGATACGGGTTGCTAAAAGGATTGCATTTTTATCACCAATATAAACGTCATCAATATTCAAACCTGGTTCAACAACAACAGATTCAAATAATTTATCTAAAACTACACCCTTTTTAATAAGGTTTTGAGAAGCTAAAATATCTTCTTCTTTTGCGGTCATATATTTCAATTCAATAGTTCCTTTTGCTAAAGGATGTCCTTCTGGGTAAACCAATCCTTGAGAAGGTAATTCAATTACTTCTGTAGGGAAATCAAATGTTTTAGAAGGTGCTACTTTTGGAGCTTCATAGGTTTCTTCAACCTGTTTATTAACGATTTCTGCCATAACAATATGTATTTTTTATGTTTGTATATATAAATACATAACTTTGAAAAAATTGGAAAATAAAAAAGGGATACCTTTTGAGTATCCCTTATTTTTATAGTTTTTCTTAGATTAGAATTCAAGAATTGCGTAATCGTAAGATAGTGTTAATTCAATTGATGCAGGTTCATTAGAATCAAATGCCACATCACCAAAGTTTGCCTGAGAGATGAAAGCTCCTTTAAGTTTCCACTGCTCAATCTTATCACCAACAGGACCTAACATATAGAAATCTATATCTTTTTTGTAGAAGTCTGCGTAGCCATCTCTACCAGTAATAGATTCATGTGATAAACGAACCCACTCCATTACCGCTTGTGCTCCAGATGGAACAATTGGGTCAAAAAGTGTGATTGTTATATCTTGCCACTCACCTTTACCTTTCAACTTTCTTTTTACGTTGATATGGTCAAGAGTTACAACTTCAAATTGGATTGAAGGTCTTGCTGCTGCCTTTACTAAATAAGATTGGATACCATCTATTTCCATTACATAGCGGTTCTTCATCTTAGGCTCGAAGTTCGTATAGAACATCTTGTCAAACTCTAATATTTCTGCCATTTTACTTTCCTTTTATTTTATATTAATAAATATCAATTTATTTCAAATCCATATTATGCTGAGAAAGATGCCCCAGTTGGTAAGATGTTGAAATCTATTACAATAAATTCCGCCGTCTTAGCCGGTTGTAAAAAAATCTGTCCTGCTAATATGTTTCTGTCAATTACATCAGGTGTGTTGTTGGTTTCATCCATTACAACTCTGAATGCGTAAAGACCTTGTCTTTGTTGTACTGCTTCCAAATAAGGATTAACAGTGTTAAGGAATCTTGCTCTAGTTGTTGCTGTGTTTTGTTCGAACACTAAGAAACGAGAAGTAGATGCTACGAATTTCTTAACAGTGATAAGTAATCTTCTTACGTTGATTCTATCTAATGCTGAAGCCTTATCTTGCAATGTCTTCTGTCCGAATGCTACAATACCTTGTCCAGGGAATGCTGCAATTGGGTTTACTTTGTTCTCATATAGAGTATCTCTTTCCGCATGTGTAAGTCTATTTAATACACTTACTGCTCCAGTGATACCACCTCTATTCAAACCAGCAGGTGCGAACCATTCTGCTGCTAATCTATCGTTAGAAGCGAATACAGCCGGCATCAATACTGATGGTGGAACTGAAGTTATTTTGTTTGTATTAGTATCCACTGTCTTAACCCAAGGATAGTAAGTACCAACATAGTTTGAATCTACTGCGTTTGCTTGCTCAGTTGCTTCAGTTATTGTTGAATTTACTTCAGTAAAGTCAGCGATATAGAATGCATCTTGTCTATCTTCTACCATATCAATTACTTTTGTAGTAATAGATGGGTGTAAAGAACGGATGATACCAGGAGTTACAACTAAGTTAATATCCCACTCATCAGGATTTCCAACAGCGTTAATTGCTTTATTATATGCAATAGAACCACTTGCTGTTGATTTAGAACAGTCAAATCCTTGCGTATTTGCTGCTGATATGTTACTTCCTAAGTTTGCTTTAGTTCCAGGGAATAAACCATCGAATCCATATTGGAATCCTAAAGTAAATTGTCTCTTAACCATATCAGATGCAGCCGAACCTGTCATCTTATAAGTTAATTGAGAATCAAATGCGAATAGTACGTTTGCACCAGCTGCTGCTCCAACAGGAATAGGTGATAAGTATTGTACGTTATCATCAGCTATACCAACAGATTCAAAATCAAATCCACTATAATAAATTGGAGATGAAGATGAGTTATTTGCCGAACCAGTTTGGTAAACAACTGCAGGTACATAAGAATCTTGTGTTGAGTTATTTGTTTGTATTGGATTCACATAAGCTGTATGTCCAAATGGTGCTGCTGAAATTGGGAATGAACCTGCTTCAGATACAACTACTCTTACATATTTTGATTTGTTTGAGTAATCACCATTTTCAGTAATCTTACCATCGTTATCGATAGTTAAATATCTATCACCAATTCTTCTAGCAATATAGTTTGGAGAAGAAGGGTCTAAGTTTACATTGTTAAATGTTTCTACAACTACTTTTCTCTTATCAGTATCACTATAAGAACGAATTGTTACAGTAAATACAGAATAATCAGTTGCACCATCTTCACCAGCTGCTTTCACATTTGAAATACCAACTTTGAATTTAGTGTTATATGGAGTACCATGTCCTAAAGTTACAAATTTAAATAATTCGTATCTTGTATTATTATCATCTTTTTGAGAAATAACCCAAGGTGTTTCAGCTGCAGAAATATCACCATACTTTTGAGTAGGTAAATTAAGTTCACTAACTACTGCTAAAGCCGTATTGGTATTTGAACCTGTAAAGTTTAATGCTACATTTTCGAAATATTTATATGCATATGCTGTTTTAGCACCAAATACAGATTCACCAAATACATCAGCAATATCATTAGTTGCTAAGTTTATAATAGATGCGCTAAAAGAACCACTAAGTGATGCACCTGAAGCAACAAAATTACCACCACCTTCTACACTTGTATTAATAGTTGTTGTTGCACCATCAAATCCAACTCCTTTATTTCCGTTAGCTGTTGAGTAAAGAACTCCAACTATTTTAGTTCCAACTGATGCAACAGAACCACTAGCTACAATAGCCAAAGGAGCTACTTGGTGATAACCACCAATACCACCAACTCTTACGATGGTAGCGCTTCCTGCTTCTTGCAAATATCTTTGTACCGCATATTCGGTATAATAAGTTCCATCAGGTGTTCCGAAAATTTCTTCGAATTCTGATTGTGTTCTCACAATAGTTGGGATAAACGCTGGTCCTTGCTTAAAAGGTCCTATAAACGCTGCTCCAATTTCTCCTACTCCTTGTGCTAAGAATGATAGGTCATTTTCTCTTGTGAATACGCCAGGTGATACGATTCTTTCTGCCATTTTATTTCTCCAATTTGTATTTTAGGTTTTGTATTTGTTATTAGTTGTAAAAATACACATATAAATATAAAGAAAATGTCCAAAACACAAATCTATTTACTAAACTATGTTTTGGACACTAAATTATAAAAATATTTCAAATTACCTTATACAGGCTGTGGGTCTACCCCATACATATTACTTCCAGATGTTGGAGCCCAAGGTAAATCTGCTTCCATTACCATTACTCTATGGTACTTATTTACATTGATTTGCTTATCTATCTGGCCTTGTATATGGTCCCAATAATTTAATCCACGATTTGAACCACTAACTATATCTTTTACCCAACCTATAACTTGCTCTTCTGTCAAATTTTGATATTCGGTAAAATTGTTAGTATCTACTGAATTTAAACTTAGAGGTGTTGCTCCGGTAAAACTACCAGAATAACCATTTTCATCAACTCCTACCAAGTTCCAATAGGTATTTACCACAACGTTTGATAATTCGTCTGTGTTTTGCTTTTTTATACCTGTTAATTTCCACTCGTATGTATATCCCATAATGTCTATTTTTTTAATAAATATTTAATTTTATTATTTTAATCTTCCAACGAACCACTATAATAGTCTGTTGTTAATAAATGTCTATAAGCTTGTGCCATATGGTCTAATTCAGATGGTACTTCTAAGAAAAATTTACATTTATGGTCCATACCCTCAGTACCAATACTAACTCCATATTGATTATCCGCAGGATTTATTCCAATAAACCCAATCGGTCTTGCTTCATTTTCTCTAGCTTCTTTATCTTTCCAAACGGTTACTGCTATTTCAGCAGTGTATCCAGCTTTCCAATAAACTTCAGTACCCATACTTCTATCCATTGGAGTTAAACCATCTGGTCTAGAATGGTCAACGGGTGGTCTTATATCACCCATTCTTTTTTCAATTTTTACATTTGTAACTACATGATACGCATTTGATACAGTTACTCCAGTTCCAGGTAATTCGTAATCTCTAATTAGTGCCATAGTTTATCCTTTATTATTAAGTATTAATTTGTTTACAATTTCTTTCAATTCTTCTATTTCTTTTTCTTGATTTTTTATAATTTCGTTTTGTTCCTTAATTGCTTCAATAAATACACCAGCTAAGTTACCATATGCAACGCCATACTCATCCACATCTTCAGCGTATGTTACAGCTTCAGGTACAATTTCAAGTACTTCTTGTGCGATTACTCCTACTTGTCTTGTTTTAGTTTCATCTTTAATTCTATTGTAGAACACACCTCTCATATTCAACACTCTATCTAATGCGTTATCAATAGTTATAATGTTTTCTTTTGCACGTCTATCAGAGTATGCTACAATGTTTTCAGTAGCATAAATACCTCTATTAACATATATACCATATGCCCCAGACGTTGCTGAAGTTCCAAGTCCGGTACAGTTATTTCCAAGCGAATGATACAATACCCATCTTCCTGCATTTTGTAAGTATATTCCACCATTACCACTCTCCCACATAAAGTGTGGTAAATATGCTGAGTCGATTGCGTGACCATACCATCCATTTCTATTACCATTCATTCTCCACGCACCATATGTAATATCATTTGGATACCAGTGTGCTCCGTTTATTCCAGAATAATGTCCATGATAACCAGTAAGGTTAGTCCAAGTGTATTGATAATTGTATCCACTACCACCATTAAACTGCCATCTAATAGTACCCATTGGATAATCATCATATATACGAGTTCCTTCGTATGATGAGTTTGCACCTAATTTAATACCAGTATGATATGCTATTCTTAAGTCAGGATAAGGATAGCCCCATCCACCAGCCTCTTGGAACATATTATATGCTTCAGCACCTATTCCAGAATCTCCACCAGGGTAACGGAAACCATATCTTCTACATTCAATAAATTGTAAGTTTGAGTTACTATTAGGGTCACTATACCAAGAACTATCATTGTTATCATACATTATTGGTGTATAGAATTGACCACCCTCAGCCATTAATGCTACTCTACCATTGTTAAATCTATATTCTAAAATATCACCACTATCATCACCCCAGTTAACAACAAGGTTGTAATCATTATAACCACCACCTCTAGTCACCATACCAATAGAAGCACCATCAGATGAACGTTGGAAGTGAATACCCCACATAGCACCAGGTGAATACATTGGATATGAACCTTGCGTTTGGTCATATCTACCTAACCAAGCAACATCACTCCAGTTAGGGAATCCGTTTGGTGAGAAATAGTCAATCACACGAACCGCACCTCTAAAGTTTGCAGAAACACCAGAAGTACTTGGGTCAATGTACCAATATGTATCATCGGAATCATAGAATATTGGTGCTCTAAATGAACCATTTGCCCAAACAGTACTACCATTATCCCAACGTAAGTTCCAACCATACATTGATGTTGTTGCACCCCAACCCAATCTCCAATCGTTTGTTGTTTGGTTACCAATCAATCCCCAATATGTAGATGGGTTATTGAATGCAATAAATCCACCAGAGTTATTAGCTCCATTCATTTGAATAGAGTTACCACTCCATACAACCATATAACGAATTTGTGAAGTTCCGTTAGGGTCTAAGTAGAATGTAGTATCATCTCTATCATAAATGAAGTTTGTACGAATTTCGTATAAGAATGTTCTATTACCAGAGTAGTGGTTAATATAAGTTTCGTATCCGTTTTGACAATCTAAGTGTAAGTTACCATTCGTTACAACCGCAGACCCCCAGCTATTTGGTCTACCATTAGAACCCACATACATATATGCTCCCCAAGACGGGTTTGGTCCATGCAATGCCCCACCTCTAATTCTTAAAGCATCATTATCAGTTGAGTTAGGGTCTAATTTATATCCAGTATCATTTGAATCATAGAATATTGGTGCTCTTAAAGAGTTAGCTGCCTCTAAGTAGTTATAAACATAAGTGTAGTTAATACCCCAATATTGGTTTGTATAACGAGTACCAGATGTATTAGTATTATAAAGAACGATACCACCATCTTGCTCAAAACGGAAATAACCTTGTCCATGGCTAGTATTCATTCTACCCCAATAATATGTATTGGTATTAGCGTTTAAGTTATTATCAACATTATATCCAAATCCAGCACCATTCCAAGTGTTACCAGGTTCAGATACCCAAGCCTGTAAACTAACTTCACCTTGCCCAGAACCATTGTATGCAGAACCTAAAGATAATCTCCAAGAAGAACTTCCGTGGTCACCAATTACATGCAATCTTTTTGATGGCAATGCATAACCAACTCCCAAATACCAAAGTCGAGAATCACCATTAGGGTCAACACGATAGTTAGGGTCGTTTGCATCATAGAATATTGGTGCTCTCATTTCACCAGCAGCATATATGGTACTATTTGACCAA